GATCCCCGTGACCGGGCGAGGGGTCGCGTGACCCCCTCCCAATTGACGGCGGCCAGACGGAGGTCCGGATGGAGCCGGAATAAGCAGAAATTCGCCGGAGATGGCAGAAAGGAGCCGGAGATGGCAGAGGAATTGACGGTCCGGGATGAGATCGAACGATTGACCGGGATTTACCAGGGACTTCCGCCGAAGCAGTTCGCGCTGGCGCAGGGCCTGATCGCTGAAGCTGCCCGGCTTCGGGTGCGGTGCGACGCGCTGTGGGCGGACCTGCAGGAAAAGGGCGAGGTGGAGCTTTTTTCCCAGGGAGATCAGGAGCCCTATGAGCGGGAGCGCCCGGCCAGCCGGATCTACACGGCCGCGAACAAGAGTTACCAGAGTATCATCAAGCAGCTGAACGACATGATCCCGAAGGACGTGGAGACGGTCGGAGGTTTGGAGCTGAATCTGGATGACGTCTAAGAACTACATCCTGATTTACTACCAGCAGATCAAGGACGGATCCGTCACCGTGGGCCGGTGGATTGAGAAGTGGTATGAGTACATCGTCCACGGGCTGGAGGAAAAGCGGTTTTTCTTCGACCAGAAGAAGGCGTCCCTGGCGGTGGCCTTCATTCAGCAGTACTGCCGGCACCATGAAGGACCGCTTGCCCCGCAGCTGATCCGCCTGGAGGTGTGGCAGAAGGCGCTGATCTCCGTGCTGTTCGGGATCATGGACGGGCACGGCCTCCGCCAGTTCCGGGAGTCGCTGGTGGTGATGGGCCGTAAGAACGGGAAGACGCTGCTGGATGCCGCGATCGCCGCATACATGACCTTCGCGGACGGAGAATACGGCGGCCGGATCTACTTCATCGCGCCGAAGCTCGACCAGAGCCGGTTGGCGTTTGAAGCATACTTCCAGATGCTTTCCAAGGATCCGCAGCTGGCGCGCCTGGCGAAGAAGCGCCGGACGGATGTGTATGTGGCGGAGAGCAACACCAGCGCCATGCCGGTGGCCTTCTCGGAAAAGAAGACCGACGGTCTGAACCCGAGTTACGTCAGCCTGGACGAGCTGGCCAGCTGGCGCGGGGACGCAGGCCTGAAGCAGTACGAGGTTTTCAAGAGCGCGCTGGGCGCACGGTCGCAGCCGCTGATGTTCGGCATCAGCACGGCCGGGTATGAGAACGACTCCATCTATGACGAGCTGATGAAGCGCGCCACCGCGATGCTGAACGGGACGAGCCAGGAAACGAGGCTTGCCCCGTTTTTGTATATGATCGATGACGTGGACAAGTGGAACGACATCGACGAACTAAGGAAGGCCAACCCGAACCTCGGCGTCTCCGTGACGGTGGACTACATGCTGGAGGAGATCCGGATTGCGGAGGGCTCCATCAGCAAGAAGACGGAATTCCTCACGAAGTACTGCAACATCAAGCAGAACAGCTCTATGGCGTGGCTGACCGCGCAGGATGTGAAGAAGTGCTTCGGCGGGGAGATGACGCTGGAGGATCTGCGACACAGCTACGCGCTGGGCGGCATCGATCTCAGCCTTGCGGTGGACCTGACCGCATCGGTGGTCTGCATAGAGAAAGATGGCGTGACCTGGTTTGACGTCATGTTTTTCATGCCGGCGAACAAGGTGGAAGAGGCGACGGCCCGGGACGGGCTTCCGTATGAGATTTACCGGCAGCGGGGCCTGTTGACCGTCTGCGGGGAGAACACCGTGGACTACCACGCCGTCCACAACTGGTTCCGGATGCTGGAAAAGGAGTATGAGATCCTTTGCCTGAAGGTCGGGTATGACCGGTACAGTGCGGCTTACCTCGTGCAGGACATGGAGGCGGACGGCTTTTCCATGGAGAGCGTCAGCCAGGGAAGCAACCTGACCGGGGTGCTCATCGACATGGAGGGCATGATCAAGGACGGCCGGCTCCGGTGCATCGGAGACAATGACCTGATGAAGGTGCACATGCTGGATGCCGCGCTGAAGTTTGAAGACGGTACCAACCGGCGGCGGCTGGTCAAGATGAACGCGCGGAGCCATATCGACGGCATGGCCGCGCTGAGCGATGCGATCTGCATGAGACACAACTATTATGAGGAGCTTAGCGCCCAGCTGAGCAATGAGAGGTGACAGACATGGGACTGATTGACAGGCTGTTCGGCCGGGCCCCGAAGAGCGCACCGGCGGAAAGCGTGTACCGGACGCTGACGGCCTACTCGCCGGTTTTTACCAGCTGGGGCGGGCGGATCTATGAGAGTGACATGGTGCGGGCCGCAGTGGATGCCCGTGCCCGGCATGTGGCGAAGCTGCAGTACCGGATGGAGGGGACCGCCCGGCAGAAGCTCTATACGGCGACGAAGACGGCTCCGAATCCCTGGTACACGTGGCCGCAATTCCTGGAGCGGTGCTCCAACATCTACGACGTGGAGAACAACCTGTTTGTTGTGCCGCTGCTGGATGACGTCGGCGAGGTGATCGGGTACTTCCCGGCGCTGCCCTCCAGCTGTGAGGTGGTCGACCGGGGCGGAGATCCGTACCTGAAGTACCACTTCGTGGGCGGGCAGGTCCGAAGCGTGCGCCTGGCGCGGTGTGCGGTGATTACCAAGCACCAGCTGCGGGACGACTTCTTCGGAGAAAAGAATTCCGCGCTGCAGCCGACCATGGAGCTGGTCAACATCGTTAACCAGGGCATCATGGAGGGCGTGAAAAATTCCGCCACATACCGTTTCATGGCCCAGTTGAACAGTAAAACCTTTGATGAGGATTTGCGGAAAGAGCGGGAGCGGTTCGACCGGAATAACTTCCAGACCGGAGGCGGCGGATTGCTCTTGTTTGGGAATCAGTTCACGAACGTTCAGCAACTGAAGCAGGACGGCTACAAGGTGGATCCGGAGCAGATGCGGCTGATCCGGGAGAACGTTGAGAATTATTTCGGGGTTTCTGATAAGGTGATCCGCAACGAGGCGACCGGCGACGAGCTGGACGCCTTTTTTAATGGATCCATCGAGCCCTTTGCGATCAAGCTCAGCGATGCGCTGACCAAGATGGTATTCACGGAGCGCGAGCGGAACGGCGGGAACCGGATCCAGTTTACCGCCAACCGGCTGCAGTACATGAGCATTAACGCGAAGATCAGCATGGCTCAGCAGCTGGGCGACCGGGGCGTGCTGACCATCGATGAGATCCGCGAGCTGTTCAATTATGCCCCGCTGCCGGACGGTGCGGGACAGTACACGCCGATCCGCGGCGAGTACAAGGACGTGCAGGGCACGGACGCAGATAAGGAGGACAAGAGCGATGAATAAAGAGGTCCGGTTCCTTCAGCTGATGGAGCTGAGGGCGGAACAGAATGAGCAGGAATACATCCTGGAAGGCTACCCGATCGTTTTCAACCAGGAAACGGATATGGGCGCCTGGCGGGAAGTGATCGATCCGGCGGCGGTCGGGGACGGAAAGGTCCTCCGGGACGTGGCGCTGATGGTCGGTCATGACTTCGGGATGATCCCGCTGGCCCACAGCCGGCGGAACAACGGCAGCGGCACGATGACCCTGACGCCGGATGAACACGGCGTGAAGATGCGGGCATCTGTGGACGCCGCCCATAACCCGAAGGCAATGGAAGCCTATTCTGCGGTGACGCGTGGAGACATGTCCGGAATGTCGTTCGCGTTTACCGTTGAGGGAGAAGCGTGGGAAGACCTGGACACCGACAAGCCGCTGCGTCGGATCACCGGCTTCGGCGATATTTTTGAGGTGTCGCTGGTTGCTTTCCCCGCGTATAAGGGCACATCCGTGCAGGCCGCTTCTGAAGGCGATGCGCTGGAGAGCGTACGCGCCTCGCTGGAGAGCGCAAGGAAGCAGCTGGCAGATGAACGTGCCGCACAGGCCGAAGAGGAGCGCCGGACGGCGCTGATCGTGCGGCTGGAAAAACTGACAAAGGAGGGCAGTGAGGAATGAACCTGTCCGAAATGAACGGCGAACAGCTCCTGGCGAGGCTGGAAGAGCTGAAGGCCGAGACCAGCGAAGAGAAGCGGGACGCGCTGGACAATGACACCCTGGAGGCCCGGATCAATGAGATCGAGGCAGTCCAGAAGGAGATCGAAGCCCGCAAGGCCGCCGCGGCCGAAGAGGCGCGGAAGGCTGAAGAAGC